TCTTCACGCCAGTTTCGCCAAACCTTACCTTGTTGAATATCTCGCAAGTTAGCATTCCTTTGTGCGGTTTAAGGTCTTCACTCGGTGTGTGTAAGAACATTAAAACGTCTGAATCATTCTCAATGGCTCCTGTTTCGCGTAAGTCTGATGCGTTTGGAAAGCCTGTTGAATTTTTCTTTAACTGAGCTATTACAATTACAGATGAGCCTAATTCCATCGCTAGATCTTTTAACCTGTTGCTTGCGTTGGTTAATTCTGAGTACATGTTGTTGCTGTCGATTTTTAAGCGCTGTATGTAATCAACTACAATTAAATCTAGTTCGTTATACTTCGCTTTTAGCTGCCTAGCTTTGCGCTCAATATCGCTTATAGATAATCCTGAACTATCATCAATGTGAAGCTTTGATTTTTTAACCACTTCAATTGCATTTGCTGCACATGACCATTGATAATCGTTTAGCTCTGCTGATTTAATTGCAGAAAATGGTACATTACCAATATCACTGACTAGTTTCATCATTCCTTTTTGCCGCTTCATTTCCATACTGAAGAACAATGAACGCCTGCCCATTTTTGTATAGTGCGCGAGTATATTCATAGCTCTGGTAGTTTTACCGCTTCCAGACCTGCCAGCAATCGCCAGATAGTCACCAGTATGTAAGCCACCTGTTGCATCATCTAGGTGCTTATCTCCAGTACACAGCCCACTCATGCCTCCGTCTGTTTTACCTAACCTTTCCAATTCATCAATAAACGCACTACAAAGCTCTGGAGCGTCTGCAATTTCATTCTCACCCCTTTCTACGAATAAAGGCTCGATATCGCTGTACAGTTTCTCACGGGTTTTTTTATAGCCACTCTTAGCATAAACCTGATCTAATGCTTTGTGGCAGGCTTCAATTATCTTTCTTCCGTTCCATTCCATGACAACCATTTCGCAGTAAGTCATAACGTTTGCAGATGTTGGTGTATTTCTGGCTAGTTCGCCAATGTATGCCATGCCTCCCGCATCGTCTAAAGTACCAAGTGATTCTAATAAGTCACAAATTGTTAATAGGTCGATAGGCTTTTTGTTTTCTAGCAGGATCTTAATTGCTTTGTATATTTCACGATGAGATAAAACATAAAAGTGATCGTGATTTATAATTTCAACAACTGAGTAATGACAATCTGAATTTATAATCATCGAGCCTAAAACGGATTGTTCAGCAGCTAGTGAATGTGGTGGTATTTTTAATATTTGATTATTCATCGCGCCACTGAGCCTCCGTTAAGAACCTAGCCAACTGCATGTTTTCAAATCTTCCACGATCAGCATTGTGGGCTTCTTTGCAAAATGCAGCCATTGCGTTTACTTCAGCTTTGAATTTTTCAGTGGTATGAGTCATGAAGTATTTTTTATTAAATAAAGGCTTCCAACGTTTTTCAAGGTTGAAGGATTTTGGAGATGTGTCGACTTTACCTATGGCCTTTTTAACTGGCTTCCATGATGTAGACCAAAACCATTCAAAAGCTTTTTCAACCACGTTAGATTGGTCGTTAGACCTATCATTAGTATCTGACTGGTTCAATGACTGATTAACTGACTGATTATGCACCCCGTTTTCGGGATCATCCAAAGTACCGTTTTCGGGATCGTCTATCATACCGTTTTCGGGATCATCCCAATTTCGGATTGACTGAATAATTATTTTTAAAACTCTAACTCTTTGAGACTGCCCAACACGCTTGCCAGTGTCTTGAACTAGCCCAAAATTAATAAGTTTTGTGATGTTTAATTGAACTGTTTTTTTGTTTAATGCTGTGTCTTTAGATATTCGCTCTATTGATGGGTAACATCTATGCCCATCGTTATCAGCTCGATCAGCTAATGATAAAAGCGTAAGTTTTAAAGTAGCTGGTTTGAGATTCATATCCCATACAGCTTGGGTGCAGTCTCTACTCATTATTGTATACCTTTTTAGTGTAAATCCAGCCTACTGAACGCCTCCGCTAAAGAGGATGCCCGATAGTTTTAGCGTCTATCGGGCGGATTCACTAGGTATTTGCAGCCTGGCGACTACCCGTTAATTATACTATAGCCTTGTTTATTGGCAAGGGGCTTTTTGTTTGGTTACTCGTCAAACTTCAAAACATCAGGCTCGTGTAGTGCTAGCCAAGCTATACAGATTTGATTGAACTGTTCAATGCTAAATACATCTTCAGATCCAAACACATCAACACATACCATATTGCGTTCAGCGGATATTGATAAGTCACCCGATTTTACACCGCATGGTTTCCCGTTCTCATCTGTTATATAGCTTAGAAAATCAGGTTTTTTAAATTCTATTACGTTATCCACAATCCTCTCCTCTTTAATTTAAAGCTAAATACACATTAACAACTACCAGTGCAAATATAGCTATTGTGTAAAGTGCTTTGTGTGTTTGTATCTGGCCCTGGGTTCGTGTTGGTTTCATAATCCTCTCCTGTTTATACTGTTAGTTTTGTTAATCTAAAATAGTCTTATCTGCCTGCTTTCTTCATCTGATTTTTCATTTTTTACAACATGATACCAGTGGCTAACGTGAGGCTGAAATCCTAGAGCGTATAAAGGCAAATCATTATTTAATATCGCCATAGCTATTGCCTTGTAGCTAGGAACTCGCATTGACTTCATTAATCCGGTTGGTACCTCGTCTGGGATTCCGTCAGGATAACAGCGATCCTCCCATACTTGCTCGTAACTTTTTACTCTCGATATACATGTTCTCCCATGATGATATTGCTCTGATTGCTTCCTTATTTGCCAAATATTGTTGCTCATAATTTAAGTTCTTCCAAGCTTGTCTTGTTATATCTTCAGGAATGCCCAAGGCCAACGCAACAGCGGCATGACCAATCCACGCTTTTCTGTTCATATAATAATCAGTTAATGCGTTTTCGCAACTAACAGGCCATTCATTTACAACTTTAGTCATATAGAAACCGTATAACTTGTGGCTTCCAGTGAAATCAATAGCGATTAATGTTGATCTCTTTCTGTCAGAGACAGTGCCCCACATATTGTGCGGCACCTCCTCCCATTTATAATATGGGTGCCAAACCCTTTTAAACTTCCTCATCGTTCTCTATCGACCACGATTCAGAGAAGTCTTTATTTTGAAATAGTGATGCCAAACCGGTTATCTGCTTAAGCCTTAGCAGCTCATCTGCACTCATCCCTATGTGCTGGCATATCCATCTATCGCCTTTACCCATCTCGACAAGCTCAGAAACTATCGTGCTCATCAGCTCTATGTTGTGCGATCCTCTAGCCCTGTTATGCCTAATCGTTGATGCCATCCTATCGTGCATTTCTTTGTCAAGAACAACACAAGGCAACACACCGCCTTCACGCTCTAAAATTCGCTTTGAGTTTTTAAGCGTTAAGAACCTATGGAATCCATCTATAACAACATATTTATCATTCTCCTTGTCATAAACAGTTACTACTGGCTGTGTATACCCATCCTCCCAAATTGAAGTTTCTAGCAATGCCATTTCTGGAGGCGCAACGCTGTTTGGGTTGTAATCGTTCGCTGTTACTTTTTCAATTGGCACTGGTATAACGTTATACACTGGTGATTTATAAGTCATATTAATTACTCCCATCAGTTGAGTATGAACCATCTTCTCTGTGCGTCTCTCTTGCAATTAGCGGAGGATTCCAAGAACATAGTAGCGTGGTTTCTTCCATAGCTTGAAAATAATGCGGATCGTTTTTATCAAGAATATAGGTGTCGCCTTCTCTTATCCAATGCTCATGCCCAGTCTTTGCGCATGTCAGTATTGCCAAGCCCTTTATGCAATAGCATGCCTCAAGGTGGTTTTTATAATGCTGAAACACTTTGCCAGCTTCTGGCATTATTGTTGTTCTTGTTAGTCCAAAGCCCATGCCATCCTTTTTCAATATAATTCGCTTGCTTACACCAGCGTGAAAATCAACTACTCTATCTTTCTCTAAATTAGCATGATTAACTATTTTCATTTTTTATCTCCAAGTACTTTGTATTTTTCCATTATGGCGCGTTGCCTTTTTGCTTGTGTGTGAGTTGGCTGTAATCCCATATACTTGCACGTGTGGTCATTCTTTAAGATTGTTATTGCAAATCTTTTCCAGCTTGTAACGTTGCTGTTGTTTTTCTTCATCCCGTCAACATGGTCAGGCGGAACAGGTATTCTAACTCTTAGCAGGCTTTTAGACCCGTGAGGGGTTAGCCCGTTTATGTTAAACCTGACCCCATTTTTTGAAAGTTCACTTATTGTTTCATTATCTAGGCCGCGCCCCACTCTTGCCCAATATTTTATAGATTGAACGAAGCGAATTTTAAAATTTTCAGCAGACTCTTTAGGTAATGTCTCAAGAAGAAACTTAACAAAAGACTTCCACGTATGACCTTTAGGTAGGCTTACACTCTTGTAATCTAACTGTTTTCCATATGTTGCTACAAAATTTGCACCTTGAACCCTAGCGCAAAGTCTAGCCCATATATGCGGGTTTATAACTCGGTACAAACTTAAACTTCCTTTTGCTTCACTCATAAACGGTGATGCAACCCTCATTGAATGAAGTGGTATTCCTGCTTTGTAAAAAATGTCGTAAAGCTCATTGTAGTTCCATTCAAACTTGTCATTAGCTATCCAAACATCCTCTGTTTTCCAATCGTAAACAGGATAAACATTGTAAGTGTGTTCGGTATTCTTTTTTGTCCACGGCTTACCGTCGACCATTTGTTTTCTTTCGTTCATTATCGCTCTGAAGCGGTTTAGGCTTTCCTGGGTTCTAATCCCTATCATATTCGCGCAAGACTTGCCTTGACTGTACCATTCAGCGAACATATCCCAAAAATGGTCATACTGCATATCTTCTTCAAACAAATCACCAAATGGATGGTTATCTATATTCACAATATAATCATCTTCAAACATCGGCCTTATCCATCTATGCTTGTCTCTTTCGCCCCAACACTGCCAATCCATGTGATACGCGGAAACTGTGCAAGGTAATGTTATTGGTAGACAGCACCAATATATATCTAAAACGTCGCGGTTATCTCTCATCATTTCGTGCATAAACTTGATCGATTCATCATAGT